CCTGAGCTGAAGATGTATAACCAGTTCCACCATTAACAACAGTCACACCAGAAGTCTGCACAACACCGTTAGTTACAGTTACAGTAACGCGCGCGGTTGTATTACCCCCACCTCCGGTAAAAGTAAGAAGAATTGGCGTCGGGTCTTTGACGGTGTAACCAGAGCCAGCGTTTGTTACAGTGATGCCTGTGATCTGGCCGTTTGTGATTGTCGGCGTGAACGCCGCACCGCTACCTGAACCCCCAAAAGTTCCAATAGTCGGAGATGAAGTGTACCCACTTCCGACATTATTGATACTGATGATTGGGGACAATCCGCCACTGGTATAAACCAGCGTGCCGTCAAACAGCCAGTACCCACTTTTCCCGCTACCGTATTTGTCGTTACATGTAATTAAAAAATACTGACTGCCCCATTGTGATACCGCTGGGCGCACTCCAGGGCCAGAGCCAATCGGTAAAGTGCTGGCCGCGATGCTCGTAATGAGCGTTGCCGATCCAGAGATGTAACTGTAAAAGTACGCAGATCCGTCACCGAAAAACACCACAAGGTATGAGGTTACAGCGATGTTAAACCATTTGAACTGGATCACCCCTCCAGATCCAATAGACGGAAGGGATATAAAACTCCCTGCGCCCGGCAAAGAAACCAGGTTATTTTTCCCCAACGGCATCCAGTTATCGCACCAATACATCTGTGCGTCTTCAATCGCCGGGCGAGACGGCTGAGTATTCAGCCCATCAAACCCTGCAAAAGAGATAGGGGAAAAATTACCTGGAATACCCGGTGCTTGTTGAGGTGCAGCGGGAGAAGTAAAACCTGACATTAAGCCCGTCCGTACCAGTTTGTGGTCACGCCAGGATTAGTCATCTGCCTCGACCGCTTCATGTACTTATCAAATTCAGCGTACATTCTATCAGCGGCGTCATAATTTTGCGCAGATTGAAACGCTTTATACGCTGCGTAATACTGCACAGCAATAGTCCAAGGTGCAGGAATAAGTTCAATAGTTGAGTCATCAACTAACGGCATTACGTCGCAGACGCAATCCATTTCAATAACGTATGCCTCATTCGGGACAGGGTAAAGATAAATACTGCCTGTTTCACCTTGACCGAACTGCGCGCAAAAACGCGGCACGTCAGTAAAAGTGTTTACGTAAGTACGAACTTTTGCCTGGTATTTGGCAAAGCCATATCTTGTCGCTGTAAAGCGAAAAGTATTCCAAAGAATTGAAACTCCGCGTACAGCGATAATTCCTGAAATCCCAGGCTGATTTGAAAAATCAATAGAAGAAAACTGATACACTTCCTGATTAGTAATCGTGAAAATGCCAGTCGAAAGTTGCGCAAGACCTGTTGGCTGAACTGCACCTACACCAGAAAACCCCGCGCCGCCAAAGCCAAGTGCTGGTGCTGCGGTGTAGCCTGTTCCGCCAGAGGTTAAAATAATGTTTGTTACTGCCCCTGAAGAAGTAACGTCATATGTTCCAATGGCCGTAGTTGTGCAGGTTCCAGTAAAAGTAAGCGGGTAGTTAGAACCTGGAGTGCCGCCACTACCGTTTGTGTTCAGCAGCAAATTCACAACCGTACCTACAAACGGTATAGCTCTTACACACTGGCCGGCGGCGGCAATCTGTTGCCGGCCTTCGTTGATGTAAGAGATTAGATCGGTGCGGTTATAATTTGTCTCACTCAGATCGTTAATAAGGATCTGAACTTGCTTGAGATAGTTATTAAGCGCCATTCTGGCCTCCAGGGAAAGGAGCCGGCGTTGAAGATGGTATGCCAGAAACTTGGCTACTCAACGGGAAATTACGTGGCAGCGCCGAAGGCGTGCTGACGTCACGAGCAAATTGCATCCGTTGTGTGTAGAGTTGGTACATACGGTCCGCATCAGCATTACGCTGAGCGTTCATGTATGCTAAGTAACTGGCATAATATTGTACGGCTTCAGTCCAAGGGTACGGAATTGCTTCAACAGTTGAATCATCGACAAGTTCAATCGGAATGATAACTGCATCGAGGGTAAGAATTTGAGAAGAAACTGGTGTAGGCCATAGGTAAAACTGACCTGCTTGGCCTTGCGTCAGCTGCGCCCAAGTTGTAGGCGTTCCTGCCAATGGCGCGCAGATGCAGTAGTTGAAGAACCAATCCCAAGGCCGGCCATCGAGTCTTGCGGGAGCCGTGGCAGAAGTAATCGCTGCCTTACGGATAAGCAAGACGTAGCTTGCACCTGTGATGCCTGCAACGGATATCGCGCTTAAATTGTAGGTCTGCGTAGACGCTTGAGTAGCAAGAGTTACGATAGAGCGAATACAGGCCCCCTCGGCAGAAATCCGAGTACGGGCCTGATTTATATACGCTATAACATCTTGCGGGGCATAAAGGTCGCCCGTAGAATCATGCAGAAGCCTCTGCACTTGCGTGATGTAGTTGGTCAACGCCATGTGCAGAGGCTCCTAACATTAGAGAGGTGTGATGAAAGTCGTATCCGCAACGCCACCAAACGCAGTGGTGAACGTAACCGGGGTAGTCGGAGTCGTAGTCGGCGGGCCAATCAGGGTGCTAGTAGCAGACACGTTCTGGTAAATACCGCCGTCGATGATCGGGAAGGTAGCGTTAGCGATAGAACCACCCGAGCCAGTGACATAACCAAAGTTCGCTTCACGGACCTGGAAAATGCCCGGACCAATGCTCGGGTTCTTCACAGCGCCAGCCGTTGACGTGTTGTTACCGCCAAGGGCTGTGCCCTTGTAAGCCACGTTCAAGTAGGTGCTGCCCGCGGTGCCCGTAGTAGCCGCTGCGGTTGTAGTGAAGCAACCGATAACGGTAGCCGCCGCGTTGGAACCACTCGCGCTGGTAAAGGTCAGCGTNATAAGCGAAGTCTGCGGAACGCCCGGATTGGTGCAAAGCACTGCGGTAACAGTGTTGGCACCGGTGAGTGCTACAGTGGCTTTTGCCGGAGTGATCGTCACCGTGGAGCTGGTCAGGTTCGGGTCAAGCGGGTTGGTGGTCAGGAAGATAGTCGGCGCCGCCGTATAACCGGCACCCTGATCCACAACCGTAATGCTCGTAACAGCACCAGCAGAAATAGTGGCATACCCAGTAGCCGGAACGCCACCAGCCGGCGGGGCAGAGAACTGCACGATCGGAGGATACGTGTAGTTAGACCCTGCGGTACCGACGGTTACAGTCTGCGACACAGCGCCGCCGACAATAGCCGTCCAAGTAGAGCCGCCGGCACTCGGAGTCACAGTCGGTGCGGACGTGTAGCCCGAGCCGACGTTGGTGACGATTGCACCAACAGGGCAACCCGTAAGGTTGGCAATGCGATAGTTTGCACCGTCCGAGTTAATGTAGGCCCCTTCGTTACCGCTGGTCGTGGAGACAGTCAACCACAGACCTGTGATCGGGTCCAACACCTGAACGAAGGTGTACGGGCCGGGAGCAACCCAAAAAGTGCCCGAAGGGATATACGCCATACCGCCAGCGGGAAGCGAGATTTTATTCGTGCCTCCATTCGGAATATAGCTGATAGTATTTTGCGGATAAGGGAGCGGAATACCCGCCCCACCGATAGAAATAATGCTCATTAGAAAGCACCCCCAGTAATACCAGTCACAACGGCGTTAGCGCTAGGCTTGGTGCAGATGACATTGTAGCCCACGATCATCACACCGATCTGGGCAATCTGCATCAAAGGAATAGCGCTGTAGAAACCGGAGAACGCAAACGGAGCGTCTTCCGATAGATACATTGCAGTGTATTTTGAGTTGATGAAATACGCAGTGCCTTTGGGGCACCAGTGATCCATAAAGAACGGAACGCCCGAGATCACGAGGTTCGGGAAGCTCGACCGCACAACCGAGTCCATCGTGTACGCATTGCCCGGCGGCATGTTGTACTGTTCAACACCGATGAAAGTGCTGTTCAAAGTCGCATAGTCCGAAGGACTCATAACGACAAAATCCGGAGATTCACCGCCGGCGTTGTCAGTGATCTGAATCAGATACTGCGCCATGTTGGCACGGGTAAGAACTGCACCGGCGCTGCCGTAGTACTGACCCTGCCAGAAGCTATTCGCGCTGCGGGAAATACCGCCGTAGTTCGTTACGTTCGTGCCGTTATCGCAAGCCTCAACGAGGCCGGACGGCATCAGCGGGTTGGCCGAGTTGTTAGTAAACAGCGCCGAACCCATCTGCTGGTTCGTCACGGCATACACATCGTTCATGCGTACGTCGAGAATGGGAACAACGGCTTCAGTAGACTGAAGCAACGCTTCACCCAGAACCAGCGGAACCGGAACAACAAAGTAGCTACCCGAGAACTGCGCGTTCTGCACACCCGGAATAACCTGTGGCTTGTTGAACGTACCCGAATAGCTGGTCCAGGCGCCCTGCACCATGCTGGAACCCTGCACGGGGACAGTGATCTGGTTTACACCGCCGGCAAATTTTTGCGCATTGCCGAGCAGTGTCATCATGAGCGGCGAGGCGTAATACAGCTGGACGGTAACGCGAGGCATATACGCTCGACGGGTCAGCGCACTCAATTCGTTATAAATTGCGCCGCCCGGAGTAATACCCTGATTAGGAATTGGCATCCGTATCTCCTGTTAAATCACTTTTAAGCGACCCACAGGATCGCCTCCGATGTTAAAATGAAAAGAAACTTTGGAGTAAGTATAGCGAACCATACTTACTCCATAGCCTCTACCGTCCCCGCTTTTCGTCAAAAAACTTCCGGACTTCAGCGTTGGAAGCAGACTTCCAAGCGCCCGGACCTTTAAACCAAGCGGACTGGTCTCCTTCTCCTTCGGCAGGAGCTGTGATGTTCCAGCCCCTATCGCTAGAGTATGCTTCAAGACCAACAGGCTCCGCTTTCCGCTGCGCCTTTTCAACGAGCGCGGCAGCCGCTTCGTAATCCACGAAACCGCGTTCCTGCATAGTCTTTTCAATNGTATCAATGCCCTCGTCGTCCCAACCTGCTTTACGCAGCTTGTTACGTTCCCGCTCCAGCAGGCCGTGGACTTCGGCATGTTTGTCACGAGTTTCGAGTTCTTTCTCAAGCCGCGCCAGCTTCTCTTCCAAAGCGGAAGTTGCACCGGACAACTCTCTCCGCATTTCAGCGGGCTGATCCAGCTCAGGAATAACAGCATGCGGATTGAGATCTTTTACCAACCCCAGCAGCTTGGCGCGCGTACGGGGATCAGTCGAGAACTTATCCAACAGCGCCTTAGCGGCAGAAGCCGTCCGGATCTCGTCCTCGTCAACTTCGATCAGAGACATTTATTTAACGTGCTTGATCGAGTTAGTGTTCTTGCCGGCGCCCTTCGGAAGATGCGAAGCGCGAGCGCCGATTTCCGAGTGGTGCATATCCACGCGAAGAATTTCAGTCGAAGACTTGGGAACAGTCTTCGTGTTGTCCTGCCAAATATTGGTCGCCATGTTAAGCTCCTGTTGGTGGGGGAGGAGAAGGAGGTGCGCCACCTGGAGCGCCTCCAGGCGACGGAGCCCCACCTTGCCCCATAGCGCCAAGAACTTGTTGCATCGGGTTGTCTTGTTTTGCCTGCATCATCATCTTTTCCAAGACGGAGCGTTCGGCACCGGGACTAAACGCCCCAGGGGAAATATGTTTCGACAATGCCTTGAGGGCTGTCATCACCGCTTGCCCAGGTTCGGAAGTGGCTCCTAGAAGGGGCAGTGCCCCTTCTAGGATTTTCACTGCCCAAGACAACTGAGCCATAGCCGAGGCCTGATTACCACGATCAGGCGTAGGCATCTGGACCGGGGAGGAACCAAAAGGCGGCTGACCCGGCGCAGTTCCTGCACCAGCAGGAGCCATCCCAGGTGTCATGGGCAGTTCAGCCATTACTTGCGCTTACCGCGCTTGTGCATCCGACGAGCCATGATGAAGAATCCCTTCATGTGTCGCGCTGACAGGCCGTGTCAACTCGGACTCGGGGGTTCCTCGTTTTACCGCACCCGCAATAAACGCCCCGGAGTGATGGCACTATGATCGTAGGGAGCGGCTTCTACAATAAGCCTCAAAAAAGAAGGGGGAACCCGAAGATTCCCCCTCAAGTTTGACAACAGAGGAGCCACACTGATGTAGGAGGAAACCTACGACACCTATTTACGCCCGCTTTTGCCTTTAGTCAACAATTCTGGATGTTCTTTAAGCATCTGGGCTTTTTTCTGTTGCATGATCTTATAGCGCGATTTCAGCAAGTCCCGCATCGGCAAAGACTGAATCAAGTCCATTGCCGAATCGCCTTCAATAATGCCGGCTTTCAGCAGCACAAGCGCAAGCTGTTGATGATCTTGCTCATAGATCGGAGACGAAGAATGCGAGTCCACAATCACTCGGTAATCATCAGGGATAGAAGTAAGGAAGAACTCTTTCTTATCATCTTCACCTGTGTCATACCAAAGAGTCCGCGCTTCCTTCGTACGTAGAAGCTCAAACGCTTTATTCCCCATGTTGGCGCACTGCCGTTCAACAAGAGTCGCGCGGTCACGCATACGCGGGGAAGCAGTTTTCATTAACGTCTGTGCGTGGCTACCGCTCCTTACGCCTTGCTCACCCTGACCAGAAAGAATGTTTTGAAACCCGCTTACATCATCCATAAAGCGTAGAATCTCATTCACATCTTGGAAGGCAGCGTCAGGTAATTTTGGCGTAAGGTCTTCAACTTTTGCGCCAGGAGAGGATTGCGAGATAAACCCAGCCTCTTTAAACGCATCATACATATCATCGTTCATACCGTCAAAGCCAATGAAGGCGAGGAGTCTGTCATACTGAAGACCCATCAGCTTCTTAATATCCTCCATCCGATCACGCAGCAAAGCTTGCAGCTTCAACATCGGTGCCATCTCGCTTCGGCCCCAAGCGTAATTCGATACAGCGTTCGGCTGGATCATGATATACGGATGCTCACCTTTAAGGAAAAGGTTGTGCTTCTTCAGGCGCGGCGTAATGATGATATCAGGCTCGACAAATTGAATTGTCGTATAATCCCCTGTTGCATCGTCCACGACAGTAAGCTCGTGAAAGGTGATGAGGTTCATACGGGTTTCAGGAGAAAGAATAGGCCCGACAGAGTTCACGTCGATAGAAACAGTACCTCCGACGCTATTCGGAGTCATTCCGTTTGTAGTGTCTACAGACGGGCCGGAGCCTGCCAGTACAACAGAATGGAAGTAGCTTGCTTCTGATACATCGGTAGCAGACTTAGCATGGGATTTTGCCCGCTTATAAATATCTGCTGCATCGGGTAGGTGGCTGATGCGCCGCCATAGTTCGTGGATAGTAATGTAGGAGGTTTCAAGGAGAGCTTCTTGCTGATCGAGATCGTTCAGATCTTCCTTGTAAACTCCAAAGTTGAACTGCGGAATGATCTTAGCTTTCAATCCGTCATGGCCCCACATCAGCTTCATAATAGAAGAGCCGTTTGTCAAGGCCTGATCTAAGCCATCTCCAAACATCATGTCGATATCGTTCCGCTCTAGGCTCTTAGTCAGATACCTTGCTCCAGACTCTGACATTTTTAAAATATCCTCCGGATACTCATTTTCAAATTCCATAAGGAATCGAAGATCAAGAGGTGAGTAAAGATACGAACTCATTCGGTCGATGTGCGATTCCAGCCTATTGTAGATTGCCGTATCGCCATCAGGACTGCCAGTGTATTTCCACTGCCGAAGAGTCGAGCAAAGGTTTGCACGGTCCCCCATAGAAACACGGCAATCATCAATCAGCTGAATAACCTTTTTCAGCAGCTGAGCTTTATTTTCAGGAAGCCTCATTATCCGATCCCCAAATGTCGAGATTGCATCTTTTCCAGCACGCCACGTTGAATCTTAGCCCCTGGCCGGGCGTCTGCTTTTAATTGGTCAGTGGACATACCGCCGACATTGCCTTGCCAGAAATTATGCCCTGAACTAGCCGCGAAGCGAGTCACATCATTATTAGGCATACGCGTTACCGCAGCTGCGTCACCTTCCCTTAAACCATCCTTCATATCAGTATGGCCTGTAGAAGCTTCATGATGCTTATAAACTTGGTCTACACTCTTAACGATTGCGCTCCCTCCAATATTAACCCGCGGAAGCTGTGGCTCTTCCCCTGTCATATCAGACCCGCAAAGTTCACAGTTATCCGGCGGCAGCTCTTGCCTCGTCATATGTAAGAAACGAAATTGCCCACCGCAATCCGGGCAGGCGTATGTACGTTCAATCGGCATTACCAGTTCCACCTTTTCCCGCGTCTTGCCATTCTTGCAGCGTGATCGCGACTCATCTGCTGCCGGCGCATAAAGTCAGCTACGACATTTCCAGTAAATACTCTGGTCATGTCTTCTTGCGTCCAGTTCTTCGCTTCACGTTCAGCCGCGCGAGTCAAACCATTCGACTCCATCCGCTTCCGTTCGCCGTCGATCCACGCGCGAGTTGAAAGTGCGGCTGCCATAACGCGATCGTCTTTTGCTGAGCCTTCGCCTTTAATGCTCAACCCGTCTTGGACGATCTTACGCATTTCTTCAAGAAGCTCAAGAGATTTCAAACGGATTTGCCCCATAGCAAAGCCGTCTCGGAACTGATTAAAAATTACAGCCTTATTGTTGATATTAGTTTTCCAGTGGTACGCGACGCCGCCACCCATAGAATCAGCGCGAGAGTAAAGGTAGTTCCGGACATTCAGCAGAACGTTTCTAAGTCCTTTCTTATCATCTGGCGGAACAATCAACCCTTGTGCAAGCTGCGTTTGTAAGTGACGAAACTCTGTAAAGACTGCTTCGCCAGGGCCGTTCAATTCCAGCAATAGTCGCGCATTCCCGTACAGCCCCGCAAGGTGCGCAACAATCCAAGAGAACTGATAAGTCTTAACTGAAGGTGTAGCGAACTCCGCGACCTGATCCATACCGTCTGCGTAGACCCTGAAAATCTGCGCCACGTAACGATCGGCTTCATCAGACGAACCGTATGCAGGATCAGCCCCAATTACATATGTTCCCGCCGGATCAGGCTCTTCCCAAACTTTCAGCTGCGCCAGCTTTGCGTTCTTAACCGGCTCAATCGTGGTAGCCAGAAATTGTTCNCCCATGTAGTAGCGGTAGCCTTTGTAGGGGAGCTTTGAACATTCCTTGGCGGCTTCCGCCAGTGCAGTAGAACTAAAGAAAGTACTACCTGTAAGCATGAAGGCTTGTTCTTCATGCCAGGGCAGTTCTTGTTCAATAATGCTTGCGCCGGACTCATCAATAACATTCCCTTCCCCTGAAGGGTCTTTCTCATGCCGATACCAGGCAAGCTGTTCAAGCGTAACCTCAAAAGCATACTTTCGTTTCACGTAGGCGATAAGTTCTTCTTCGTCTTCCGTCAGAGGTGCAGCGGAATACTTTTCATAAAGCTCCCGCTGTTTCTTGCCCTTTGCAGGGTTAAAAGAATAAGACTCCTTGGCCCACCAGCCAATAAAGATCCCCTGCTTAACCATAGGGTCTTCGCGAGCATCTTCCCACATTTCATGGAACATGTTATACCCGCGAGCCGTAGACTCAAACATGTAAAGTCTTGCAGGGTATTCAGCGGCAAGAGACTTCTGTAAAGACTCAAGACCTTCTTGATCCCCCCAAGAGCTACACTCCGTAGCGTGCAGGAAGTTATACGCACGGGAGCGGCCAAGACCGCCATTCTTTCGCGTACCTGCGACAAGGTAATCCAGGCTACTACCATTAGAAAGAACGAGGCCGTCTTTGTTATGAGAGACAATACGGATCGCGTAGTTTCGCGGAAGGCTCTCCAACATACGAGTAATCAATACTCGAATCTTTTCTTTGTTCGGAGCTGTGTCGGTGACAAGACCGCCCTGCAAACCAGGGAAGTAACTGATCCAGAATAAATCGAGAAGAATACTTCCTGTTGTGATGCCCAACTGCCGGGCTTTCAAAATCACAAACCAGTGGATGTCTTTTTGAAGTCCTGCAAATACTCCGTCGAAGAACATACGCTGCGCAAAGTACGGGTTTGTAAAACTAATAACGCCTGCTTCTTTTGAGTCAATCTTTACCTGCGCTGCAAATTCATAGAACATCTCACGGATCGCAGGGATATCGTCAGGGTCAAATTCGTGTGCCGGCGGCTCGATTATATCACTCATTCGGAACTTCCCCTAACAGATCTAAAATTTCCCAGTGTGGTATGCCTTTTGGCCGCGGAAGATCTTGCCGAACCCCACTCACTTTTAGGTTCGCCTTCCTACAGTCCAAATGGTTGTCTGAGATATACGTCACACGATACGGCATTGGCACATCGCAGACTAACCGTGAAAGATGTAAATGTCGAGATTTACCTTTTACGATAACTGTCGTGTAGACGTAACGATGGTAGACTGCGCGGCCGTTCTTATGCCGCATCTGCCGTTTGATATGCCACCGAAAACGAGAACAGCGTTCGTAGTCTTCATCATCTACGAACGCTGCATTTCTAAAGTCTATGCGGAGTTTTTTCATGAGGGCAGTATGCCCCCATAATATTAACTAATCAATTAGGCTGGGGTTCAGGTGCAGGAACTTCCGGAGGGGTTTGTGCATCAATGATAGCACGCTCGCCGTGGCCGCGAAGCTTGTTGATAAGCCCAGCGACTTCCTTAAACGGACGCTCTGCCAACGCGATCAGAATTTGATCGAGTTCCTGAATGTCGTGTTCGATAGTAACGAGGATAGACATGTTGAACTCCTTGTGTAGAGGGGATTGTTTATTAGGCAGGGTTAGCATATTTAGGCATAACACAACATAGACCTAAATGCCAGTCACTTTTAATTAGTCTGATCCATTCACGCTACACCTTTTTCTTTCCACAGCTCCATAACCACGTTTACAGGCAGCCCGCTCATTTCAGCAGCCTCCGCAAAACTCCGCCCGCCGCGTAGGATCGCAATGGCAAGTTGTTCGTTCTGTTCCATAGCAATCTCCTTGGGTATTTAAGCAATTTGCCAAACCGTGGCCGAAACGAGCATATAATTTGCCGACGTTGACCCGGCTAGGGCCGCTGCCGCGTTGACGGCCAACCCTCCGATCTGGCTACCCACAAACGGATATACGTTCAGCGTCGTGGCTGTCGCATTTAGGACGGTAACTCTAGAACCAATTGGCGCTGTTGATGGCAAAATTACACCAGAGTTGACGCCAACCACTACAACGTTTGAAAACTGCGTCGTGACCGGCGTTGCGGTGGCCTGCGTAGTTCCCGCGCCAGAAATTGCAGAGAGGGTCTGCGTATCAATGCCGTAATCACCACCCTTGATGCGGACGGGGTTGGCGCTGGCGTTGACAATGGGGAGAGCGCCCTTAACGCCGATCAATTCCAACACGCCGCCAGAGGCTCCGACGTTAATGAAGCCGTTTGGCGCGGCGCTAATGTCGAATTTACACCCGACGACTTCCAAAGAGCCGGCTTGCAGGTCAATCACTGCACCGTTGTTGGTCCACCCAGTGCAACCCAGCATCATCCCCGAATTGCCTTGGCTGGCCCCGCTCGTGGCCATACTCCACCCGGTCTGATGGGCAGCCACCTGACAGCCTATCCATGTCGGGCTGGCGGAGGCATTAATCGCCTGAAACCCAATCGCGCCCCAAAATCCTGACGTTGAGAAATTATCAGCGCCGCAGTTTACATAAGTAACGTTATCGCAACCGTTGACGATGGTGCCTATTGCCCAGCCCCAACTGTTGTTGTTGTGCCACATGCCCCAATCCATCACGGCATCACACTCGTAGGCGACGCCATAATTGATCGGGATAGCGACTACCGCGCTGCCGCCCGCACCCGCACCAGTTCCAGGCCCAGAAGGCAAGCCAAGTGTTGCCGTTGTAAGGCCACTTGCGGTGTTAAGGTCAAAAGTTGTCGCGTTGATTACTGTAATCGGACTGACGCCGTAGCATGGCCCGACGCCAGCACCAATGTGCGTTGTCGTGATTAGGATCGGCCAGCCTGTCACAAACCCATGAGGCGTTGTTGTAACAAACCGCCGCAAACCGCCGACAATGGAGGATGAAGTGATCGGAATAATACAGAGAGAATTGAACAGTGGGTTGTGGCCCGTAAGGAAGGGCCATCCTTCATTCCCGGAAATTTCGTCCCAATCGTAACAAGCCTGCACGCGAATACCATTTGTGCAGTCGAACTGGTTGTCTTTGATCTTGGCCCGCGAATTATTGAAACTGTCGATTGCCCTCGCAAACCCCAAGATGAGGTTGCGCTCAATGAGCACATTAGAGGCTGCGTCAGTGGTCCCGCTGGTATTAGTGATGCCTGTGCCTGCTTTTCCAAGTTGGTTGGCAACAAGATTGGCGACAGATGACCCAGGAAGAAGTCCCTTTCGGCGCACACAACAGCCCGTAATTGCGGTGGAATGCGCCATCATAATTGTGTGAGCAGTGTTCAAGATGAACGAGGCTGGGATGGCGGTATAGTCATAAGTGACCGCGTTTTCGCCGCGCCCTCCAAGCCAAGGTCCGACGATGGAAATGCCCTGCGGAATGGTCAAGTCAACGCTATCAATCAGGTATTGCCGCTGATCCATGATGACAAGGGATACCCCCTTGGCCGCAGCAACCGCCGCGAGCCACGCATTGATTGCTGGCGCGTCATCAGCCACACCATCTCCGACCGCTCCGCTGTCGGCAAAATTTGGCAAATCAAAAGCACGCGCCCCCAACGTCCGCGCAGTTGTGCTTCCGGTTGCAGTGACTACTGAGTTGGAAAGATTGGTGACGCTGGACAGCACAGTGCCGCCGTTTGCGAGCAAGGTGCCCGTAAAACTGCCTGTGCCATTCACCGTCAAAAGATAGCCGGGCGAAGTCGTACCGATGCCGACGTTGCCCGCTGCGGTGATCCGCATATGCTCGGCGGCGTTGTTAGAAAAAATCATCGGCACGTTGTCGCCGGAATAAAGCGACACATTACCAGATGCTTGGTTCTGCGTAAGTTGAACGCCTGTCCAGCTTTGCGCAGCGACATTCACAAACGCCTGCGCAGACGCGCCCGTGTTGACGTTTGATGTAAAGACCGTCATTGGTGTTGGAGTTCGCCAGGATTTGCAGCTTGTAACCAGGGCTTGTCGTCCCAATACCGACGTTGCCGGTAGCGGTGATCCTCACGCGCTCGGCTTGGCCTGTATAAAAAGTTAATCCCGCGAACCCAATTAGAGCAACATAACTACTGCCGGGAGCGCCAAGTCCGTAGTTTGGAATTGCGCTTAAGCCAGAAGGAGTAAA